GGTGTGGCATACATCGGAATCATTGCTGCAAATAAACTTATTGGCCTTTCTAAATATACTAGGATCGCTCAGTGGTGTGCTCGTCGTGGCACACTTCAAGAAGAACTATGTAACGACATTGCAAGAGAAATAATGCGGGCCACCGACAGTGAAAACGTGGGTGTGTATATTCAGGCTGTTCACGGGTGTTGTGAAAATCGCGGCATCATGGCGCATTCAAGTCTAACACAGACCACAGTATTGCGTGGTAGCTTCCAAACAGACCCAGGAACTAAAAAAGAGTTCATGGACAATATCAAACTACAACAGGATTTTGCTCCTAGATGATACAGCCACTCCGCGACGATCTCATGGTGCAACAGCAGTTGCCCGATGGCCTGTCGGGTGTTGATGCGGCCTGGCAACACATGACCGCTGTGATAATGCTGAACCAAACAGGCCGTAAACCTGTAAAGTCAGTGGCGCCTGTGTTTTGGTCGAAATGGCGTACACCTTACTCATTCCTACAGGCCACTCCAGATGAGGTGCGTGATGTGATCTGGAGCCTGGGCATGGTAAATCGTCGTTACGATCGGCTCACACAAATGACCCTGGATTTTATGGAATGGGATGGCAAACATGCCGACAAATTGTATGGCATAGGCAAGTATGGATCCGATTCGTATGAAATATTTTTCAAACAGAATTACCGTGTAGAACCCACTGACAAAGAGCTTATACGCTATTTAGAACAAGAAGTTAGCGTACACTAACCTAGTTTGACACAAAATGCCCGTTTTGCTATAATAGTTGTATTGTAAACTATTTTAGGCGGATAGCATGCGGCGAAAACTGCTTTGGACTTGTCTTTTTGGCACAGTAGTTGTCATTACAGGTTGCGGCGGAGGCGGTGGAGGCGGTGGTGGCGGAAGTCCATATCCTACTCCAAATCCTTATCTTAGAACAGAAGTTCCGTATTCTGTTCCAGTTCGTGTAGGCACAGTGGATCCTCTGGCCAATAACAACTTTCGCCATTTTGTCGGAGACACCTACACTGCCAACATTTCCGGATCTGGTCAAGATGTGATCATTGCAGGACACATGACTCAACAATCATCATCCAGTGATTGGGCAAACACTCAACTCAGCATGTTCAGCTGGAACAACGGCACTCTGGTTGATCGTACAGCACAATGGTTTCCTGACAACTCAAATGTGATTGTTGGTGCCAACAACGTACAATTTGCAGATTTTTTCAAATCAGGACGTACAGACATGGTTACTGCACCCTATTCTGACTGGAGTCTTGTTAACAATGGACCAGCTTATGTTTGGACCAATCGTGGAAATAGTTTTACAAGACAGATCTTGGTTGCAGATGTAAGTGCTCACGATTTTGCTGTAGGTGATGTAAATCGTGATGGTTACACTGACATTGTTATACTAGATGCAAATGCCAGAAACAGTACTTTAGCCATAAATGATCGAATTAGTAGTTTTACTACGTATCGGGCAACCACAGGTGCACAATTGGCCGGCAGTAGCCTGGCCGTGGCAGACTTTTTAAACAACAACACCACAACATTTATAACCACAGACAACTGGTCCGCAAACGGACAGGTACAAAAACTTTGGTCATGGAGTATCGACTCCGGCAATAATCTTCAATGGAATGAACTGGCGACTTTGCCTACGTCAAGATTTAATTTGCAAAAGTGGAAAGACATAGGCATACTTGACAGTCATAATGTCAAAGTATCTGCGCATGATTTTAATCGTGATAATGTGATGGATGCCATAGTTTTCAGCCAACCTGGTCGCGTAATGCCAGGTACAAGAACTGACTACAGCGAGATACAGTTTCTGCGTAACAATGGTGCTGGATCATTTACCGATGTGACCGATTCAACCTTGGTTGGCTACAATACCAACACCCAATCTACATACCAACCCAAATTTTTGGATCTCAACGGCGATGGGTTAATAGACATTCTGGTGTCCGGGGCTGATAACGCAGGCACCAGCAGCCAGTTTTTATTGCGTAGTACAGATGGCAAATATGTGGCCAGTCATGCAAAAGTACTTACAGATTATCTTAAACAGGTACGAGATATGGCCGGTGGTGACAGTTTTAATCACACTGTAAATGTAGTTACTGCACCCGACGGTAAACTGCACCTGGTGTCTGCTGTGAGCTTTATGAATGGTAATGATCGGCAACTGGCTGTGTATCTCAGTGCCCTAGGATCACAAAGTGTGACCACTGCACAAACCGCTATTAATTTGATGTTGCAAAAATGGCCCTACATGACTGTGGCACAGGCCAATGACGCCTTGGCCCGAACTGTGGCCACTTATATAAATGGTGTGCCAGTCATCAACGAAGATGACATGTTTAAACCTGTTGGTAGTCTAGGCCTTGCGACCACGAGAGGAACAGTTCCTATCAATGGCTTTATTGCCGGGCTTGATTTGGGCGATGCTTCTGTGATTGCCCTGGATCAGGTAGGTCGCAGTTATCAAATGAATCTATCACCAATGGCAGTAAATCGTCTCAATGCGTTTGGATTCAACACTGCACACAATGATCAACATGAAATGACCAGCCACGCGGAATATTTGGTCAACGGTGCTGTTACTTCGGTAAACGGCTTTCGCATAGGCACAGACTGGACCGGACGTGATGCCAACAACGTGGGCATGCCCAATCGACCCACCCAGTATACCATTGGAGTGCCCAACTGGTACAAAAAAGGTAGTTGGAGTGTGGGCACACAATACACTTACTTGAACAGCAATCCTTGGATAGCGTTTGGCGGGGCCTGGGGCTCAGTGAATGGTTCGGGTATCATGGACAATGTTATCAGTTACCGTAATCGTGGGTTCTCAGCACAGGCCAGTGCCATGCACGTGACTACCAACATCAATCCAGGCTTGATTACCAAGGTCAACAACATGTGGGGTACTTGGGCCGAAACTGGATATAGATTTGGTGATGTGCGACGCGAAGGTAATCTGGGCATGTATGCAGGTATCAAGCCCGTGGTCATGTCAGGTTCGGTAGAAGCACGCATGCCCACATCCGTTGACGCAGGTGGCAATGTTGTGTACAATAACAAAACACTAATGGTACAGAATCAAACCATTGGTTATATACGAGCCTTGTACACCAATCAGTTGGATCAACGCACACAGTTAAGACTCAGTGCTGTGAGCACCACTACAGGACAGTATAGAGCAATGACCGAACTTAGATTTTGGATAAAATAACATGACACTAGTAGAAGCTCAACAGGCCGGTATAGCACCATGGGACAACGTACTCAAAGAAGACTTTCATGTGGTTGTCTACTTGGATAGATATCCGTGTACCGAAGGTCATAGACTGTATGTGCCCAGATATGATTCTGACCAGCTGATGAATCAGTGTCTAACTGATGCATTACGAGATGGACAAGCCATGGTCGCAGCAGGCGAATGTGATGGTTTCAATATTGGTATGAATTGGGGCACAGCCGCAGGGCAAACAGTCATGTGGCCCCATATACATCTTATTCCGCGTAGGACCGGCGATGTGGAGGATCCCGTGGGTGGTGTACGTAACACTATTCCTGGCAAGGGAAACTACAAGAAATAAATAGCACTACAGCGGTCTTTATGGCGTCATCCCGCTCGACAAATTCTGCCGCCTATGCTATAATCTAACATAGGAGAAATTATAATGGCAAAATATCTTTCAACAAAAACTTACGGCACGGATCGAGGACTTAGTTGTTGTTTTAGACAGTGGCGTAGCACACATAGTCACTGTGCTCTGCTACACGGATATTCGATCGGTATCAAATTGATCTTTGAAAGTGAAACATTAGATGATCGTAATTGGGTCATGGATTTTGGCGGACTCAAAGCCTTTAAAGAGTGGGCAGACTGGCAGTTTGATCACACCTTGGTAGTAGGCGCAGATGATCCGCACTTGAAAATGTTTGAGATAATGGCCGGATTTGGATCAGCGGCCGAGGGCGGTGTATGCGATCTGCGAGTTGTAGAAGCGGTGGGCTGTGAAAAGTTTGCTGAACTTGCATACAAAACTATGAACGAAATCTTAGCAGCGTATCAAACAGGTGATAGTTGGACACACCCGGACGGCCGTACTTTTGAAGCACGCTATCCAGTTGGCATTGGTGTTCGGTTGCGTTCCGCAGAAGTGTTTGAACACGCTGGCAATTCGGCGGTGTATGAAGGTTAACTTTTGCACGGTCAATAAACTGCGTATATAAATATCCGTAACATGACAAACGAATATAAAATCGCAGTATTACTACCCACCAGAGGACGTACCAAGGCATTGAGTCGTAGCTTGCTTGGGCTACTAGCCCAAGCCGACGATCTAAACAGCATTCAGGTGTTGTTGGGCTTGGATACTGATGATGTTGAAGGTATCCAACATTTTCAACAGGAACTACAACCCCAGCTAGATGATCTTGGAGTAGATTACGTTGCTATGAGTTTTGAACCCATGGGTTACGGACGATTACACGACTATGTTAACACTTTGGCTCTGGCCAGTTCAGCAGACTGGATGTTCTTTTGGAACGACGATGCCGTAATGGAAACTCAAGGGTGGGATTTGGAAATAATCCGTCATACCGGCGAATTCAAGTTGTTGGCAGTACACACTCACAATGATCATCCCTACAGTATATTTCCCATAGTGCCCAGAGCCTGGCTAGACGTGATTGGTCACTTGAGTCAACACAGCATGAATGACGCCTGGCTCAGTCAAAATGCCTATTGTGTTGATATTTGGAAACGCATTGATGTTCATGTGTTACATGATCGTGCTGATCTTACCGGCAACAACCTAGACAGCACCTACAAACAACGAGAATTACTAGAGGGTAATCCCAGCAACCCCAGAGATTTTCACTACCCTGACATGACCCTGCGTCGTATGAAAGAGTGTGATCTACTGAATGATTATATGGGGACCATTGGTGTAGACAACAGTTTCTGGAAACGTGTAAAAGAACAAAAACAAGATCCCTGGGAACATCTGCGAAGCAATGATGTTAATGGTCAGATGAGACAGTTTCAAATAAAAACAAAGAAGCAATCATAATGAAAAATTATTTTGTACAGTCATTATATAAAATTAAATCTCAAGGTGGTACGCCAGAACAAAATGTTCCAATAGTTGGAGAAGTTTATCCCTTCTACAAGCAATTACAAGAAATCTCGTATGCTAGCTTTCGACATTTCATGAAAGGTAATTGGGACTATGTGTTGTTGGAAAAAGAAGTAGATCATGTGTTTGATGGATTTAAAAATAATTTTCAATCAATTTATGATCTGCGTCAATCCGGTCCTTGCAATATCTTGTTCTGTGGCTTAGACACTCAGATGGTCCGACCCACAGAAGTATTTGAAAGGTATGATAAATTTACAATGTTTAATCATACCGATCCCAAAAGCAATAGTCATTTTGCCAACAATTTTAACAACGACATTAGATATTATCCAGCCGAGATGGAGCAAAAATGGTGGGATTTTACACTAGAATGGAAAGAAAAATTAAAAATTTGGGAAGATGAACAAAATGTCTACAATTGGATTCTATGGGGTCAAGGGGTTGATGTAGATCAGGTACACGATCCAAAAATGGCATTCCAAGCGCATATGATGGGCGGACCGGATCATAATGTCGATGCAGCAAACCAATGGAATAATTTACATATCAATGACTCGCATATCATACATTGGCACAGCAGCCGAGGACCAGAAAACAGGATCGCCACAATGGCAGAAGTCAATCGTAGAACAGGAGTTACACAGTGAAGATAGTGTACGTCACTGGATGTCTGGGATTCATAGGTAGTCATGTTACTCGTGCATGCTTGGCACGTGGATGGCGAGTGATCGGAGTTGATAAATTAACCTACGCATCTAACATACAATTTCTTAAAGAATTTGAAAATGATACAAACTTTAAATTTATAAAAGCCGACATCAACAATCTTGAACGTCTAGTAGACTGCGATTATGTAATCAACACAGCGGCCGAAACACACGTGGACAACTCAATTATGAGCAGTGATGCATTTTTGTATAACAATGTTAACGGTGTGCATCATTTGTTAGAATTAATCAAACAACAACCTGTACACAAGGCTCCTGTGCTATTGCATTTCAGTACTGATGAAGTGTATGGTGATATCCTCAACGGGCAACACACCGAGGAGGATCGGTTAATGCCCAGCAATCCTTACAGTGCTAGCAAGGCAGCTGCTGACCAATTGATATTTGCTTGGTCTAGAACATTTGGTATAAAATATCAAATTGTCAGACCTGCCAATAACTACGGTATTGGACAGTATGTAGAAAAACTCATACCCAAAAGCATCAAATATCTTAGTCTAGGAAAACTTATTGATTTACACAACCAAGGAACTCCGAGTCGGACTTGGTTACATGCAACAGACACTGCCCAGGCAGTATTGCATGTGATAGATCAGGGTTTGATCAATGAAATCTACAATGTAGGAGCCAATACTGAATGCGCCAACCGTGAAGTAATTAAGAAAATTTTGTCTTTGTATTTTGAAAAAGATTGCTCTGAATCTTGGCAAGACTACGTTGTAATGACTACTCGTGCAGGCCAGGATCTACGATATTCAGTGGACGATAGCAAACTAAGAAAGCTAGGGTGGAAACCGCAAGCTGATTTCGAACACGAATTGTCGCAAGCAGTAACTTACTATAAAAATAATTTTATTTGGTAGAGGCCGACATGCCAGACAAAACAGTGTTATTATTTGGAGCCAGTGGAGGAATAGGATCTGCAGTATATAACACATTAACCACTAGCGGATATCCAGTGATATCAATTACAAAAGAACAAGTAAATTTTACTTCCGACTGCCAATTACAAGTAGATAAATTACTAGTTGATATTCGGCCTAGCATTGTTGTAAATTGTGCTGGCATCTTTGGAAATAACACAGACAATTGGCATAATATTATGGCTGTTAACTTTGGCAGTAACTGGAATCTCATACAACATTATATGACAAATGCGTCTGCTCATCCGGTGCGTATTATTATATTAGGATCGATATCTTACAAACAAGGACAAAAATGGTCTATGGTTTATAGTGCAAGCAAAGCAGCAGTGTTTAGTTTGTGGCAAGCAGCTAAAGAATATTTTGCTGGCTCAGTTGTAACGGTTGATTTAGTAAATCCCCAAAGAACTCGAACTGCTATGACTGAATCTCGATACAATCCCAATTTGCCTTATCATGATCCACAAGAAGTAGCTGACGAAATTCTTACATTAATTAGATCCAATGGCAGTAGCAGTTGTGTTGACATGACTTTTAAAAATATAAATTAACCCAGAATAATCATTATGAAACAAATATTAGAAGATATAAAAAAATACATTGACGCCAAACAAGCAGATAAAACCTGGGTGGCTGGCAAGGATTTTGTAAACTATGCCGGGCCTCTCTTTGACTCTGACGAATATGTGGCAGCAGTAGAAGCATTACTAAATGGCTGGCTTGTAATGGGCAATAAGAGTTTGAAATTTGAACATCAGTTTCCTAAACAGTTTGGCAAAACTCGTGGTGTGCTAACTAACTCGGGTAGCTCTGCCAACTTGCTGATGATGACTGCAATGAAATCCAAGCGTGGACACAATTTTCCCGTCGGCACCAAAGTTCTAATGCCTATTGCGGGATTCCCAACAACATTGAACCCAACCATACAAAATGGATTTACACCGGTATTTTGCGACATTGAAATTGACACGTTAAACATCAACTTAGATCAAGCAGAAAAAATTCTTGCTGGTGATCCGGAAATTAAAATTATGACTTTTGCTCATGTGTTAGGCAATCCTCCTAACATGAATCAAGTAATGGAATTGGTTGAAAAATACAATTTAGTTTTGTTAGAAGATTGTTGTGACGGGTTAGGCTCTACATATGACGGCAAACCGTTGGGCAGTTTTGGTGAGATGGCAAGCTGTAGTTTTTATCCGGCGCATCATATGACCATGGGCGAAGGCGGCTTTGTGGCCATGAACGATCCACAACAAGAAATTATTGTGCGCTCGTTGCGTGAATGGGGTCGTGGTTGTTACTGTGTGGGACCCGAAGCCAACAAGTTAAAATGTGGTACCTGTGGCAAGCGATTCAATGAGTGGATTCCAGAGATGCCAGGCGAGATTTTTGATCACAAATATGTGTACGATGAAATTGGATATAATCTTAAACCGATTGAATTACAATCAGCCATGGGTCTTGAACAGATTAAGAAGTTGCCACAAATACATGCGTTGCGTCAACGCAACTACAATTTATTATTTGCTATTTACGAAAAATATGAAGAATTTTTTCACCTGCCACGTGCTAGAGATCTGGCAGACGTAAGTTGGTTTGCATTTCCTTTAACTATTCGCAAAGATGCTCCGTTCTCGCGAATGGACATTGTGGAATATCTTGAGGAAAACCTGATTCAAACACGTCCGTACTTTGCTGGTAATATCATGTTACAGCCTGCTTACTCACATCTAATGAACCCAACAGATGCTCGTGACGATTATCCAGTTGCTACATTTACAATGAAGAATACATTCTTCCACGGGTGTAGTCCAGTTATTACTCCAGAACAAATTGAGTATATTGGCGAAAAGGTTGACGGATTTATGAGTTTATATTTGTAATGTGTTGATCTTTAGATCAAGTTTGTCCTTGACATAGCTGCACAATTCGTGTATAATTTTAGTATTGTGTTCTATTAGATCTAAATATCATATATGAAGAAAATATATTACTCCTGGCAAGATGTTGAGAACCAAACTCAAGAAATTCTGCGTCAACTACAACAGGATGCCTGGCGGCCCGATTATGTAGTAGGACTCACTCGTGGTGGACTAGTTCCAGCCAATCTCATTAGCCAATACCTAGCAGTTCCAATGGAGTGCCTCAAAGTAAGCCTACGTGATGATGCTAGCCAACCTGAAAGCAACCTGTGGATGGCCGAAGATGCATACGAAGGCAAACGTATTCTCATTGTTGATGATATTAACGATTCGGGTGCTACATTGAACTGGATCAAACAAGATTGGCAAGACAGCTGTCTACCCGAAGCTGATCGCTGGTTCAAATTATGGGGAAATAACGTACGAGTAGCTGTGTTGGTCGACAACGAATCTAGTGCCAACAAATTAACAATTAGTTATAGTGCCGTTGACCTAAATAAAGCTGAAGAAGATTCGTGGATTGTTTTTCCTTGGGAAGATTGGTGGAAATAAGTGGGCTTCAAACCTTATACCAACTTGCAAAATATTGACTTAATTGTCAATCAAGATAGTATTGTTGTAGAAATTGGTAGTGAAAATGGTGAAGGTAGTTCTGTATGGTTGTACAATTGGGCCAAGCAACACACCATGGAATTTTATTCCGTTGACGTTGAACATCGTATGAGAGAAAGAACGTATCCTGAAATAAATTGGGTGGTTACAAGTTCTGGAAGTGATTGGTGTAAAAATGTTTTACCTGGTCTAAATAAGAAAATTAAAGTTTTATATCTTGATAATTTTGATTGGATATGGGATGCAAACAACGTACAATCTCATATACAACAACAAATTTCTAAGTATTTAGAACGTGGTGTAATTATGAATAACCAAAATTGTCAAGAGGAACACCGACTACAAGTGGAATATTGTTTGCCTTATTTGGATGAACAATCGGTTGTAATTATGGATGATACCTTTTATAATAATAATTGGGATGGCAAATGTGCAACAGTAATTCCACTGCTGTTAGAAAATGGATTTAAAATGCACGGTACAGAATATGCCACACGAGGATGTGAATGAAAATACATTATAGAGAACCCACTGTGTTGGAACAGATAGCAGATGCTATACGTGATAGTAAAAAGCCCATCGACTACATTGAATTGACCAGTGAAGAACTTAATTCTTACTACAGTAATTTTGATAGGACCGTTGGCAAAGACAACATTACTCACTATTCATACAAAGGCGTTTTAATAAAGGTTAAGAAATGAAGATCAAAGTAAGTGAAATATTTTACAGTTTGCAAGGCGAGGGCAGATTTGTTGGTGTTCCATCGGTTTTTCTACGAACTTATGGTTGCAATTTTACGTGTAGTTCGTTTGGTTGCAAGCCAGGAGAAAAATCAACAGGAGCCGACGAAGTTGCAGAGATGGTCCATATGTATCCTACATTTACAGACTTGCCCTTGGTAGAAACTGGCTGTGACAGCTATGCGTCATGGCATCCAGCATTCAAGCATCTAAGTCCCAACATGACAACAGAAGACTTAGTTGCCAACATGCTATTATTGACACCCAACAATCATTGGATGCAAAACAACGGCAATGACGTACATTTAGTTATTACAGGTGGTGAGCCCTTGTTGGGATGGCAACGTGCTTACCAAGAATTGTTAAGTCATCCTGACATGGCTGATCTCAAGAACATCACGTTTGAAACAAACGGCACTCAAGCACTACAAGATGGCTTCAAACACTATGCATATAACAGACACTTGCTCAAAGGCACAGAGTTTACGTTCAGCGTAAGTGCCAAGTTGAGTGCGTCGGGTGAAAAAGCTGAAGATGCTATTCGACCCGACATTGTCAAGAGCTACCAAGATTTAAATGTTGGTCCGGTGTATCTCAAGTTTGTAGTCGAAACTGAAGACCACGTCAACGAAGCAGTGCAAGCTGTGGATCAATATCGTGCAGCAGGATTTACAGGTCTAGTGTATTTAATGCCACAAGGTGGTGTAGTTGATCCATACGAGTCAAACAAACTAAACATTGCCAACATCTGTTGCGAACGTGGATTCAACTACAGTCCTAGACTTCATGTGGATCTTTGGGGCAACGGTTGGGGCAAATAATGTTTGGCTATGGTTATTACGGTACAGAATTATATTTTAAAGAAAGACAGCAAATGACAACAGTTGCACTACAAGATCAGATCACCGCCTGGATCCAAGACTATGCTACTACAGCTGGTATCAAAAGTCTAGTGGTGGGAATTTCAGGCGGAATCGATTCAGCTGTGGTCAGTGCCTTATGTGCCAGGACTGGTTTGAATACCGTGGCAGTTACCATGCCCATACGACAACGTCCGGATCTACATGATCTCAGCATGCGGCAAGGTGCCTGGTTAGCCGAGCACTTTGACAATGTGCGTCATGAAATTATTGACTTGACTCCGGTGTTTGATGAATTTGAAAATCGGTTGACAACCTATCCAAATTTGCTGGGCCTGGCTAACAGTCGTAGTCGCTTGCGCATGGTCACGTTATATCAAATTGCTCAAACAGTTGGTGGGTTGGTGGTAGGCACTGGCAACAAAGTAGAAGACTTTGGTGTGGGATTTTATACCAAATATGGAGATGGTGGTGTGGACATTAGTCCCATTGCCGACTGCTATAAAACAGAAGTATGGCAAATGGGTTGTGAACTGGGTATCTTGGAGGACATTATTACAGCACCGCCTACAGATGGCCTATGGGATGATGGGCGCACAGATCAAGATCAACTGGGTGGACTCAGTTATGCTGAATTAGAACTTGCCATGAGCTTGGACGAAAGTGGCGCTATTCCGTCTGATCTGAAACAGCACGATTTATTAGTTCAATACCGTAGAATTCGTAGCCGAAGTCTACACAAAATGATGCCAATCCCTGTGTTTAAAAAATCTTAACAGGCTGTCCAAACCCAGATAAATTAGTCTGTACTATTCAACTATTATCTCAAGGACTAACATGAAAAAAATTGGATTCATTGGCATTGGCAAGCTGGGCTTGGACTGTGCAGAAGTGTTTGCTGAAAAGCACGAAGTTCGCGGTTATGACATTTATCCACGTGTCAGTAACACAGTAAATGTATGCACGATTGAAGAACTGGTGCGCGAAAGTGAGTGGATTTTTATTGCAGTTCCTACTCCGCATGCCGAAGGTTATGACGGTTCAGTTCCATCGAGCCACATGACTCCTAAGGACTTTGGGCACGACGCAGTGATTGATGCCATCCACAATGTAAATCGCTATGCTACTACATCTAAAAAGGTAGTCTTGATCAGCACAGTATTACCAGGAACCACTCGTAAAAAGTTTGTACCTTTGCTGGATGACAAACACGAATTTGTTTACAATCCATATCTGATTGCCATGGGCAGTGTAAAATGGGATATGGTCAATCCAGAAATGATCATGCTGGGCACTGAAGATGGTAGCTTGACCGGTGTTGCCGGGGAACTTCACGACTTGTATGAAACCATCATGCAAAACAATCCGCGCTACGAAGTTGGCACATGGGATGAGTGCGAAGCTATTAAAATTTTCTACAACACATTTATTTCAGCCAAGGTTGGTCTTGTAAACATGATCCAGGACTTTGCCTTGAAAATTGGTAATATCAATGTGGATGTTGTGACCAATGCTCTGGCCCGTAGCACCATGCGCATCATGGGACCCAAGTACATGACAGCAGGCATGGGCGATGCCGGGGCGTGTCATCCTCGAGACAATATTGCTCTACGCTGGTTGGCAGAAGAATACGACATTGGATACGACCTGTTTGATACAGTCATGCATGCCAGAGAAATACAAGCCAAAAACTTGGCCAAGTTCTTGGTAACACAAGCACAACGTCACAATTTACCCATAGTAATACACGGCAAGGCCTATAAACCTGATGTGGAATACTGCATCGGTTCGTATTCGACCCTGGTGGGATTTTATGTGGCCGAGGCAGGTCATCGTTGCTACTATGTCGATCCTCTCGCCGACGACACTGTGGATGTGGTCAATGATTTTGATCGGCCGGCAGTGTTCCTATGGGCACACAATCGCAAGATCACATACGAATACACTGGCAACCAGGCAGACACGCAACCCTACTGCCAAATCTTACCCGGAAGTGTGATTGTAGATCCGTGGCGTAAATTGCCAATTGACATGCCAGGTATAAATGTAGTACACTATGGTAATACTAGACTCTAACAAGGAATGCATATGGGACTGTTTGATCGACTGTTAAAAAAGAAAAAACCAGAAGTCAAGGCCGAGCCAAAGCCCAAGAAGCCGGAAAAAACAGAAAAAGAATTGGCCACTGAAAAAGGTGAACCTTATGTACAAATTCTCAGCATGGACATTGATCCAGACAACATGCAGTCGGGTGCATTTGAACTGGATTGGAATGACAAGTTTGTGGCCAATCTGGTACGAGCCGGGTATCAAAAAGATTCCAAAGACACCGACTCGGACATAGTAGATCGTTGGTTTACCGCAGTATGTCGCAACATAGTTTTGGAAACGTACGAGCAGTACGAGGCCATGAATCCTGAACGTGATCGCGTGGTCAAAAGTCGAAACATTGGCGATGGCAGAACAGAAGTGTCATGATATTCAATCACATACGCAAATTAAAAGACGAAGGTAAAAAAATTGGTATCACCTTCAGTACCTTTGATATGTTGCATGCTGGTCATATTGCTATGCTAGCTGAGGCAAAGAATCATTGCGACTATCTGATCGCCGGCCTGCAAACTGATCCCACTATAGATAGACCTGACACCAAAAATAAACCAGTACAAAGCATTGTAGAACGACAAATACAATTGGCCGCTTGTCGGTACGTAGACGAGGTTGTTGTGTATCAAACCGAGCAGGACTTAATTGACCTATTGTTAATTTTACCAATTGATGTTCGTGTGCTTGGTGTAGAATACGAAGATAAAGAATACACTGGAAAACAAGAAGGATATCAACGTGGTATTGATCCTATTTTTAACGGGCGTGATCATTCATTCAGTTCATCCAGTCTACGCAAGCGTGTAGCGGAAGCCGAAACCTTCAAATCTCTAACAACAAAATGATGTTATATGTCAATGGTGACAGCCATACCGCTGGTGCCGAAGCAGTAAACTCTTATGCTTTTGCAGAAGACGACCCTGCTGTATTTTATCTGGGTCGTGCACCGCATCCAGATAATCTCGCAGTCACTTGGGGTAAAAACTTGAGCCTGGCACTGCGAGCAGGATTTCGTTGCGATGCCGAAAGCGCCAGCAGTAATGCTCGTATCCTGCGTACCACTCGTGAATGGTTAGCAGGTGGAGGAGCCGGGCATCCAGATCAATTGATCATAATTCAGTGGTCAACTTGGGAACGAGAAGAATGGTTGTATAACAATGTTCACTACCAGGTGGGCGCCAGCGGCACAGATCACGTACCTCCGGATCTGCAAGAAAAATATAAACAGTATGTTGTGACCGACAACTGGATGCAAAAGACCAATCAAGCTCACGAAGATATTTGGGCATTTCATAACGAATTGGATTCTCAAAATATACGTCATGTTTTCTTTAATGGCAACAACTGTTTTAGTAAAATTACCGATCAAAAAAACTGGGGTGTCAACTACATTGGACCGTACGATGCCGATCTTACCTATGATTCAATAATTCGCCATGCTGGAATAGACACAGTAGCACCCGATTCCTGGCATTTTGGTCGAGATGGTCACTCGGTTTTTGCACGTTACTTGCTGAATTATATTTTATCCAACAAAATCGTTTGACTTTGGTGCACAAACATGCTATACTTAAAGCATGAAATATGTCCTAATAGATACTGCTAATTTGTTCTTTCGTGCCCGGCATGGCGCATTCCGTGCCAGTGACACTTGGGAAAAAGTAGGCTTTGCCCTGCATGTTACGCTGATGGCTGCTAATAAAATGGCCAAGCGATTTGAAGCCGATCATGTGGTTTTTGCCCTGGAAGGTAGAAGCTGGCGCAAGGATCATTATAAACCTTACAAGGCCAACCGTGCTGTGGCCCGGCAAGCACTTACAGAAGCCGAAGCTGATGAAGACAAGATGTTCTGGGAAACCTATGACGCTTTGACTAAATACTTGAGTGAGAAGACCAACTGTAGTGTAATACGGTGTCCGACCGCAGAAGGCGACGATATCATAGCTCGCTGGATTGCACTACACCCCCAAGACGAACATGTAGTAATTTCAAGCGACACCGACTTTGTACAGTTGCTTGCAGAAAATGTTAAACAATACAATGGTATTACAGACGAATTACACACCGTAGAAGGAATCTTTGATGCTAAAGGAAAAGCAGTCATTGATAAGAAAACAAAAGAACCCAAACAAATTCCAGATCCAGTTTGGCTTCTTTTCGAGAAGTGTATGCGCGGTGATAGCAGTGATAATATATTTTCTGCTTATCCCGGCGTAAGGACCAAGGGTACAAAAAACAAAGTTGGCCTGCAAGAAGCCTATGCTGACAAAGACAAAAAAGGATACAACTGGAACAACATGATGTTGCAACGCTGGACCGACCCAGATGGTGTAGAACATCGTGTGCTAGATGATTATGAACGTAATCGTACCTTGATTGATCTCACTGCTCAACCGGAAGAAATTAAAACTGCGGTAGACACTGCCATACGTGAACAGATCAGTCACAAAGACATTGGCCAAGTTGGTGTGAGATTCATGCAATTCTGCGGCAAGTATGAATTGAATAAATGCAGTGAAGCAGCTGACAGTTTTGGACGTTGGCTGAACCAAACATACAAAGGAACATTGAATGACCATAGTAGCTAAACCTGTAATAGACAAACAGTTTTGGATTTTACAAGAAAACAATCAAAAAATTGGCAATATCGAGGCCTGTGCCGGCGGATATCAAGTTCGTATCAACAATCAAATTGCACAGTTCAAAACAATCAAACTGGCTGCCCGACACATCAACATTGAATTTGAACCTTCAGTCAGGTTTACCAATACCAAGTTGGTTGCGAATCATGTACACGGATACCCGTCGGCGGGACGTGTGTATAATCCTATGTGGGACGTGTCGCAACAGTTGCCAGTGTACACCAAGACCAACAAAAGTAAATCGTGGTTTGCTGCTGGCTGGTATAATGTACGCAAAGGTCGTACATGGCGAACTGTGTTGGCTCCAAAATTAATTGTGCTACAACGCTATGCCTATCAAGGCCCGTACTATTTAGAATCCGAAGCTCATGACAATACATCTACAAAAGTTTGTTGACCGAGTTCGCGGGCACGAAGCTCGCGGTTCCAAAGATTTTATCATGAGCATGACCGATGCCAAGGATCTACACGCTGATATTACCAGATTATTGCTGGAACTGCACAGTCTGCGGGAACAAGCACTGGCACCGGCACAGACAATTACCGTGGAACTTGGCGGAGGATCGTTTTAATATACCTATATTTTGGCATAAATAAAGTATAGGAAATAAACAACATGAGTAGACCAAAACCCAGTGTGTTGATCGAACACACCAACAAGTCCACCTACAAGACCGAACAGGTCTTGGCCAGTGAAGGAGTGTGGGCTGTGTTTTACAATAGTGCTCCAATCAATCTCAAAACATCAAACATGCTGGTGCAGTATCCTGGACCCAAATACAAAAAAGTATCTTTTAGTAATCCAGGACATGCTCGTAATCTAGCTAAGAAACTCAATGTACAATTCAAGACTGACAAATTTACGGTAGTACTACTCCAGTCCGGCACACAAATTTATCCCTGATGTGCGTGACAAAAAACGTCTCACCCAAGACTTATTAACACTGTTGCCTGCCGAGCACAGCATGAGTGTGGATTTGGCACTGCCGGCCTGGTGGTTTAATCTGCGGCGTACCGGCGGCATGAGATTGACTAGACTGGGCTTTGAAACTTTTGTAAGGGAACTTGATATAGAACACTATGCCTACTCTATAGATGATCCTGTGCTGTTTACCCAACAAACCATTTTGACCTTGGATAGAAAAATGCAGATGCCCTATTACATTGATGCAGTCAAAGGCATTCCCAAACAGATCATATTTTTTGGAAGTAAAGAAGCGGTCATGGTCAATCTTTATGGAAATTTACAGCAATTTCTTGACAACTATCGGCCTTGATGCTATACTATAAATCAGGGCCGTTAGCATATCGGTAGATGCCGGCGACTCATAATCGTCAGAAGAAAGTTCGACTCTTTCACGGCCCACCAACTAAATATCTACACCATGGAACAACCAAAAAAGACGCCAGTAGAAAGTTATTACTACTCTGAAGAAGAGTGGGCAAGACTAGGCTGTGGTCCACTACCAGAAAAACGCAAGCGTGAAAGTTTCCAACAGGCCCATGCAAAAGGCAATCCTGTGATTGACGGCAAGGCAGTAAAAGGGTATAATTAATCATGTTGATCATGTTCTCTATAATTGCAGTGGCCCTGTTGTTGTATGCCATGATCGAGTTGAAGGCATGGAGAGATTCGGAATGAATCAAGATTACAGTTTTGCCATTGGCGTTGTAGTAGTGGTAGTAATGATGTTGTTGATTTTAAATTAGTTTCCACGTTCTCAAAATGTGGTGGTGGGTCGGATCATAAGTAATTTAAACAAATTCGTTGAAGGTAGAGGTATAGCGATCAAGACTTGGGTGCAACTCCCAACATCTCCACCGGAGAGTATTATACAGTATTCTGCGGTGGGGGTGAATTAGAATCGATTGGCGTTAAAGAGCTACTGGAGGATCGGCAATGTGAAAGCCGCAGGACCGGGGATTCCTGGTTGTAGAAGCAAAACCATGTAAATGCAAAAACATCTACAGGCGAAGTAACTGTTTCTGGTAAGAACGTCAAGTTCTCTGCTCGTACAGCACAACGTCAATCTTTAGCAGTTTAATCACTGCTTAGGGTAGTTATACCTCGTAACAGAAAATAACAGATAGGCTCTTCGGGGCCTATTCTTTTGGACATAATCTGGTCAGTTTACTCTAAATGTTGACAAAAACCATGTAATTTTTACAATCTCTTAACAACAGTCACTAAATATTATGTTGGGTATCATGCCCATCATTCTCTTATAAGGAAATTTCCAGCATGAAAAAACTATTAGCAACTATGTTGTTATCTCTTGGTGTAGCTGCCGTAGCACAGGCACAGAGTTCAGTTACCATCTATGGTATCCTGGATGTCGGTTACATCGGTAAGAATCTCAAAGGTTCACCAGCAACAGCAACCAATACTCTCAACTCCAATCAGTTCGGATCTAGTGCAGAAACATCTAGCCGTCTTGGTTTTAGAGGCACAGAGGACCTGGGTGGTGGCACCTCTGCATTCTTTACCATTGAAACTGGAGTGACACCTACCGGTAGTACTGTCAGCACTTGGAACAATCGTCAGTCATTTGTTGGACTTGCACAGAAAGGTCTTGGTAACGTGGCTATTGGTACACAAAACAGTCCAATCCACAAGGCCGTGGGTGCCACCGATCCTGGTCAGCAAAACAACACCATCGGCTCGGTAATATTCCCTGCTGCAGGTACTGACGGTGGACAAACATCCGCAGATGCTGCTTACACAATCCGCTTCAACAACAGTTTGACAGCAACCACAGAACGCCGGGCAGGCTTTAGTGCCAATGCTCTCTACAGTTTGAACAACCAAACCAGCACCAAGACAGGTGCTACCACTGGTGGTCAAGTAGATGCAACCGCATATGGTTTAGGTGCTGACTACTCGCGTGGTAACCTGTATGCTACTTTAGCATATCAAAGTATCAAGAGCATCAACAACACAGCTGCCACAGCCAGTGTAAGCTCGACATTTGTTGGAACCAACACCACAGACAGTCAGTTGTATGCAGGTGCAACATATGATTTGAAGATCGTTAAATTGTTTGCAGGTTTTACTGATCGCAAGATCCAGAGCAACTTGAACAGTGCCGATAGTTTAAATCGCACAGCACAGCAGATTGGCGCACGTGGTTTTATCACCAAGAAAGTCGAAGGTTGGGCAAGTGTAGGCAATGGTCGTTACAATTCATTTGGTGCTAACCAAGCCACAGCTGACTTCACAGCATATCAAGTTGGCTCAAACTACTGGATGAGCAAGCGCACCAACTTGTATGCCATCGCAGGTAGTACACAAACAAGTAGCACAAGCCAAGTTGGCGCCCTCAGTGGCAACATGTATGCCACAGGTGTTCGTCACACATTCTAATAGTATTCATTGTTAGAAAAGCAGAAAAGCACTTTCGGGTGCTTTTTTGTTGACCCAGCCGGTTGACAAGTTATAAATAATCATATATAATACTACTATGTTGAATCGCAAAGTGACCCATCTTGTACCACAGCCCAATTTAAATGGCAGTGTAGATCTATGGGTCATTTGTGAAAAAACAATTCAGGGCAACGAATAGTATAGCATATTATCATATTCACAGGCCCTGGAATTAAACACTCCGGGGCTTTTTATTTAGAGGAACCAATAAATGCAAACAGATTACAAAAATTTAAACGATCGTATTGTGAAACAGGCATATGAACTCACGAACTTGGTGTTGACCAACGAAATGAAAGTGCGTCTGTTCCAGAACAAGATTGATCGTGCTGAACAAATGATTCAAGCACGGGCGGCTGTTTACTACAAGACTGACAAGTAAACCGAGCGTCAAGTGGTTGCAGGCAACGAGGGCCTGTGTTACACTATAACATAACACAAACGGGCGGACGCTAGGATGGAGTTCTTCTTGTAGAACAAAAAATCAGTGTTATAGCAAAGCACATTCTAGTCAGTGTGTTTTGCTATACGGAGAGTTGGCCGAGTGGCCGAAGGCATCCGCCTACTAAGCGGACATGGATCTAAACCGTCCATCGTGAGTTCGAATCTCACACTCTCCGCCAAAGTATTAAGGTTTGTTAGATCAGTTGGTTAGATTGCCGCACTGTCACTGCGGAGGCCACGGGTTCGAGTCCCGTACAGACCGCCAAGTTTTAGATGCACCCTTCGTCTATCGGTTAGGACACGCCCCTTTCACGGGCGGAAGAGGAGTTCGATTCTCCTAGGGTGTACCATGTAATTCCGGTCAAGCAAACACGGTGTAGGCGGAGGACTGTTAATCCTTGAAGCCTGGTTCGATTCCAGGGACCGGAGCCAAACAATACGGTGAAGTGGCCGAGTGGTCCAAGGCAACGGATTGCAAATCCGTAAAATCGTTGGTTCGAATCCAACCTTCACCTCCAGTATTAAGCGGGGTTCGTAAAATGGTATTACCCTAGCCTTCCAAGCTAGAGTCACGAGTTCGATTCTCGTACCCCGCTCCAATATTTTTAAAGAAAGGAGGCACGTATGCCAGCAGTATTTTTAGTCAGC